GAGAAGTTGATTCTCGATAATTGTATGGATGGACACCAAAAGGCATTAGAAAAAATCAGGAGGTCAGTTTGAAACAGATCCCCAAATATTTGATCTGTTTGATGTGCTCGCCAATAGTTATGGGTGTTTGCCTTCTGATCTTGTATCGCTCTCCTGGGAAGACTTATTCTTCAATATACGATGCTTGAAGGCACGAACCAAAAGGCTCAATGGGTTAGTGAAGCAGAGCAACAGGAAAAAAAATGCTATGTTATTCCCAACAATCTCATTGGGTGATTTGTTAAAGACCTTATAAGGTTGTGAGCTGGCCTTAGGAATGTAAAATGGCAACAGAAAACATTATTGAATACGTAATCAAGATCAAGAACAAAGAAGCCGCTAAGGTTTTGAAGACTATTGCCAAAGATGCCAATGTTGCCAATGTTGATCTTTCCAAACTTGGGGATGGATTTGCTGGGGTTACAAAGTCGGCAACTGCTTCATCTGTTGGTCTCACAAAGATGGGCAAAACAGGATCAAAATCGATCGGAAGTATTAAAGATTCACTAACACCTCTCAAGGCAGCTTTTGATCAATTTGCTGGATCAGTTTTAAAGGTTGCAAGTGTATTTGCTGATGTCACATCCCAAGTTTATGAATACACTAAGTCAAATGTAGATGCAATCAATTTCCTCAATGACTTAGCGAATACAACAGGCATCTCCGCAAGTGCTTTGCAAGGGATCAAGATGGCCTTTGTGGCTTCAGGACAATCGGCGCAGTCTGCTGTAACCATGATGGAAGCATTCCCAAGACAATTAAGGCTTATCAAAAAAGATGGTTCTGAAGCAAATAAGACAATGAAGGAATTAGGCATTCCAATTGAGGGTACAAATGCGGAGATCTTAGGAAACATAATTGAACATTTACAAGGTATGGAAGATGCATCTCAAAGAGCAAATACAGCAACCTTATTATTAGGGAGATCAGCCAAAGGACTTTTGCAAGCTTTCGCGGGTTCTGCTGCCTTAGAGGACTTTGTACATTTTACAGAGCAATTTGGTGTCAATGCTGAAAAGGGTGCGGAAAGGGCTGCTGAGTTTCAAAAAGTTTTGTCTGCTTTGCAAGTTGTTGTTGAGGGTGCAACAGACAAAATCATAGAGGCAACAAGCGCAACAGAGATCTTTCAAAATGTACTCCTGAAATTGATCTATGCTGCTGTATTTACTGGTGAGGCTGTTTCCCAATTTGCGGATACTATTAAGTTTGTACAGAATTCTATTTATGCTTTGGTAACCAATGGAGTAAAGCCTTTGATAACTGCCTTAATGGGAATGGGTGGGATACTTGGTGGGGCAGCCTTAACAGGATTCAATTTGTTTTTGAAAATGCTTAACAAGGTCAGATCGGCTTTGGGGATTGGTAATGCAACAATAACAAAATATGCTGTGAGACTTGATATTGCTGCTAAGGTTGCCCAAGATGCAACAGACAAAGTTCGCATCCTATTAAAAGCCAAAAGCGGAGACAACGAAGAAGACAGAAAAGGTAGAAGGGGAAAAAAAGAAGCCACAGACGAGCAAGAGAAACAAAACAAAGCCATGGAGAAAGCAGCTAAGGAAGCTGAAAAGTTGGCAGAGGCAAAAGCACGACTAACCGAAAAGCTCAAGGACTTAATAGTCAACTTCAAAGATGGGGATGTATCGATTTTGCAGGCTTCCAAAGCAGCGCGAAAGCTTGGGCGTGAGTTTGTTAAGCTTGGCATGAGCATGGAGCCAATTGACCAATTCCAATTTGAGCTTATTGGTGAGAAGTTCAAAAAGATGGCAGAAGACTTTGAAAAGAACATGGGTGAGATCGATTATTCTGATGCTGTCCAAGATTTGGAGAAGCTTGCAAAAGATATGGAAGGGATGATACCCATAATCAAAGTGCAAGTTGGTTTAGATGTCGTTAAGAATATTGCGGACTTGGCAAATCTTCAGGGTGAGATAATTGGCTCATTGATTGAAAAAGGAATTGGTGCTGGATTATCGTTAATTGGAAAGCCTGTTGCTGGGGCTGCTGGTTTGGCCAAATCTGTTATTGGGGCTGCTGGTTCTTTTGCTGATATTGGATCGAGAATGAGAACAGTTGGTCAAGAAGCTGTAACAGCCAAGGAGGAAGAACTTGGCAGACCACTAACAGCCAAAGAACAAAGGCAAATAGTCCATGAGGCACGAATGGCCGATGCCCAACAGAGAGTTAGAGATTTTACCGATAGCATAGCAATCGGGATCGAGATGCTCCCGGCAATATTGATCGAAGCTTTGCCTCCTGCCATCATCAACGGAACAATTCGAATAGTTGAGGCCATTTTTAATCTTCCCCAAAGAATAGCCAATGCAATCAAAAGATTTTTTAAAGAACAAGGTGAAGTAATTGGTAATGTTCTTGGGGGCATTGGAGATACGATTTTGGAGATTGGATCTTTAACCATGCTCGATACACCAACATACAACAGCAAAGCATCTGGAGGCCGTTTGATCTCTGCTGCCTCTGGAATGAGATACACAGGCCAAGCCAGAGAAAGCTTGGCTTTGGTTCACTCTGGGGAATATATCGTACCTGCTTCCGGGTCAAAGCCTCAATCCGTTGATCGTGAAATGCAAAGACAAGCCGGATCAGGTATAAACATAAATATCACGGGCCAAGTAATCGAAGGCAATGCGATCGATCGATTGGTTAGAGAAATAGAACAACGGTTTCAGACTTTTGGAACAAGCAAATCCAGCTTGTTTGGGGGATAAAATGGCAAATGCGAAGTTCTGGTTTTATCCTATCAACAGCCCAAGACTCGTTGAGATTGATCTTGGTGAGCATCTTGGAGAATTGTTTTGGGATTGGGAAGTAACCCAAGAGACAGCAACAACCATGGCTGGGGGAATGTATCGATCAACAACGACCAAAAGACAAGTAATCAATATTCAGAGAGATCGTTTTAGCCTCAAAGAAGATCTGGCTGTGAAGTTTGCAGCCCTACAAACCCATTTAGATATGGGCTATTCTGTCGCCTTTTGTTCTGATGCTGCCAGAGCATATTGTTATCCAATCGACGGATACCCAACCACAGGAGATTCTTCTGTTCAGGTTTTAGGCGACCCTTTTTTCCAAATGACCGGAGGAGGAAATCTTCCTTCTGTTAATGATTATCTTGCTATTGATACACCAAATTTGGCTGCGCTATATGAAGAGACAAAATACCTCTCAGCTACCGGAGCTTTTACTGCTGCCAATGGTGGACAAATGAACTTGAACACTGATCACAAATTGGCCTTCAGTTATGATCGGGTTGCCTTTATTCGTTATTATCGATTTTGGCCAATGCTTAAACGTGCCAACAATATTGGGCAAAACATAATTACCAATGAACATGGGATTAACTTTTCTCTAAGCTTACAGCTTACTCCTGATTTGCCCCAACTGTTTAGATTCCATCCATTATACCAAGGCTTCGAAAGTACAATCGATCGGAACATGATTCAACCGGGTGAAATTATTAACCCAGGGAATGAGTCTAACCATTCAACTCTTGATATGATGTATGTAGAAACCCATGCCCACGATTTAGAACCAGTTAACCAAGAAAATACAAGAGGCCCATGGGGTTATAACCATCTGATATGATGAGGAATTATTATGGGCTGGTCTTTTGGATTCAAAGCAGCTTTAGCCAAAGCACAAATAGCACCGACATACAAACTCCGATTGTATGATTTGAGAAGAAACCAATCTTTTAGCATATCCACGACTGGAAGTTTGGCGATTGACAAAGAAGGCCCAACCATTAATGGCCAAAGATGTATACCCGGAAAAAGCTTCAATATATCTTTTGGTGGTTTCTCTGTTCCCTTAGCTGGTGATATCTCCATGCTTTTTCCTGCTGTTAGAAAAGGGTGTATGGGTGAATTGCTTTGCTCGATTGCTGGCCAAGAGGAAAGAATCGCCTATGGCCAAATTAGGAACATCAGGAAGACCTTTAACAAGTTTCGTCTGGAGTTCGTTGATCTGTTAACTGCAATGGGTAGCAATTTTAACACTGCCCCAGCAGGAGGAACAGCATCGGACCCAGATCCTTTCCAACTTTTTTACTCAGCTGGGATTCCAATATCACCAACATCCAATTGGGTTGCCGGTGCTGGTCCTCCTTTCAATTTTCCAACCCAGTTGGATCTTGCTGATGTTACGCCATTTGCTAAAGAGTTTGGCGAGTTTGGAATTGTTCGATGTGTCGCAGCTTCTGGTGTTGAGTTCTATTTGAAGTACGATTCTGTTACTGTGACTTCTGCTCCTGCTGGATATCTAACCCTGAGCCAAACCTATAATGCAACGTCAAAAGTTTACCCATCCAAAAACCAAGTCACAGCAATAACAACAAGTGATTTTGTGTATCCGGCCTTTTTTCTCAAAGGTTGGCCGGGTGATATATTTGCCAAGCTGCTCACCAGCACCGACGGAAACGGATCGGGCCTAAATGATTATCCTCAAAGAATGAACTCGGGCCTTGGTTTGGATAGCTCGTATTATGATGCTTTGGATTCACATGCACAAAAAAGCCTATTCAATGGCACGACATACGATTACGATATTGGGCTTGTAGCAGCCCAACCTTATAATCAGGGATGGAGACAAATTATAACCAGCTTTGCATCTGCTGGGCATTGGCCTGTTTGGAGACAAAATAGTTTGTCTTATCGTGGGGCACAAGATCCAAACACTGGGTCAACACAAACGAAAATAACAGATGCCGACATTGTATCTTTAGTGAGTCATGATCTGTTTTCCCCAGACCAACAAAACATTTATTACCGAACACAGATAATATATTCTGATGTTACTGGAGCTTCTGGAACAATCACAGCAACAACCTTAAACCCATCAGCGACATCTTTTCCTATTCAGAGCAACCAAGAGAGAAACCTTACAAATGTTTTGGGTTACAGTTGGTTCACTGAGTTAGCGAAAAGAGCGAACTTAGCAACAGCAGACATGGAAAGAATGAGAATATGGGATCAGGTAACTTATGAAAAAATACAATTACAAGTTACTTTGCCCTATTGCTCTTTGGTTTGTGGGGATCTGGTCTGGCTTAAATCCAGTATTTTGTATGGCGTTAATGAAGCAAGCCAAGGCCAAACATACAATCGGCGTGCCATGGTTATTGGTGTAGATTACAATATTTCACAAATGAAAACAGTACTTACACTGGCTATACCAAACTACCAATCAATAAACTGATAGCAGTTAGAAGAAAAATAAAATATAATTGAAACAAATACAAAGGGCTGAACAGTGAACATCGATCAGAAAATAGAATACAACCGGCAAAGCTCCCAAGAGAACAATTGGCTTCCTTCTTGGTTTGGGCTTCCTGATGATGCCTTTGATGTAAGATTGATCACAGCAATCGAAGATTATCAACATGAAAACGATCTTGTTTGTGATGGGCTTCTTGGGCCTTCAACATTTAGAAGGATCTATACTGATGTTATCAAAAGCCAAATGGATGATGGGGATGATTTTGTTTCCCCAGCTGGAGAGAAGAGTATAATTTACAAAGGGCATGCTTGGCCGATCATGTGGTCTAAGGTTGTTTTGTGGAATGAGCCCAATGGGTTGTCATGCCGAAGCAAACGATCCAGTAGAACGCCCAAGTATTTTATTAATCATTGGGATGTCTGTCTTAATAGCAAATCATGCGCTCGAGTCTTGAAGAATAGAACACCACAATTGGGTGTACACTTTTGTATCGATTGGGATTCGACTATCTGGCAGCTTGCGGACATCAGCGATATATGCTTTCATGCTGGTGGGCACAATTCTTTGAGCGTGGGAGTCGAAATTAACTCGGCTCATGCACTACGCCATGCTGATTATTATATTGGCAAAGGTGCACCGAGGCCCATTATCGAGAATGCCACATGTCACGGTCAAAAGCTCAGGCCATTTTTGGGATTTACAGCAGACCAGCAAAAAGCTCTGGCTGCTCTTTGGGCTGCGGTTTCTCATTCAGTTGGTATACCAATCCAAGTTCCAAATAGCCCGAACACTGTTGATCCGGCTTGTGCATCAAAATCATTCTCTGGCTTCTGTGGTCATTTTCATGTTTCGAGACGTAAGATTGATCCGGCTGGGGCTTTGGACTTCCATCTTATAGCAGAGATGGCAAACCTTATCAAAACACAAATGCAGGAGTAGATATGTTGGGTTGGAGAATAACAATGATTGTGGTTGCAGAGTTGCGACTTTTGGTCCGTGATCTCAAAAAAGAAAAAAGCCTTGAAGACGAAGATTCACCCGGTGTTCTAACACGTGACGAATTAAGCTTTGTTATCAGTGAAAGGCTTTTGAACCTTACACCTAAGATAATGCGCGAAGTGATGAAAAAATGACACAGGAAAAAATCCTCTCTGCTGTTACTGGCCCAGTAGGAGCTTTGGCTCTTGCTGTTATTGTGCTTTGGGCTATGAACAATTGGATTGAATACTTCTCTGAGAAACACTTTGAAGCTGTAGAACAAATGATGACAAGCCACAAAGAAGATAGGCAGCTTTACAAGAAGACAATCCAAGAGTTGACAGCAGAAATCAAAATTTGCTGTGAGCAAAAGAAGGCGATCGCGCAATAGGGTCAATTTACTAAGTTGGCCTTTTTTTTTGTGTTTTGGGTGCGAATATTGATCTTTTCCCTTGATAAAGTATTATTTTATGGTTATAATATAGTATAACCAAAACAAAGGAAGTAAAAATGACAAAAAAACAAATGATAACCGGAACAAAGATTATTGATACACAATATGGTGACATGTGGTTTGTGTTGGAATGCCAATATGCTGGAGAAACCTTTAACGTCTGGCTAATTGAAAACATTTCTGGACAGACAAGAAAGGTTAATGATGCAATAGAAGGCCCCAACCACATAAACCAATTTGTAATTGCATAATCCGATTCTAACGCCCAACTCAGTTGGGCCTTGGAATGGGCTTATGGCTCAGTAACCAAAACCAAAACAAAGGAAGTAAAAAATGAGATTCAAAAAAACAATACTTTTAACAGATGAGGTCATTACATCCATTGAGAATGGCGATACTAAATTACAAACAGGCCAATGGTGTAAAATTCCATGGAGCCAAAGATCATGTCGATTTGTTGGAGTAACAAAATCCCAATCAATTTGGTTTGTACATTCCCATAATGGCCAAATACAAAATAAGCGTTTCAAAATGTGCAACAAAAATATCAAAAGATTCCAATAATCCGATTCTAACACCCAACTTCGGTTGGGCCTTAGAATGGGCTTATGGCTCAGTAACCAAAACAAAGGAAGTAGAAATGACAGAAGAAAGAATATTACATTTGCACAAAATTGGACATATTGGAAAGCTCGAAGAAATAGCAAAAAATCTAAGCCGTGCTTTAGACTATGTTTCCATTGGCGAAGAGAAGGATAGGCTGACCCAATTATACTGGTTGGTTTGTAAGAAAATCGGTGAGATTGAAAAAGAATACAATCATGCTGCCGAGGTTACAGGCTTCTCAGCTGGCCGATTGTATAAGCTTGCTAACATTTGCAAGCCAACAAAATGTCCCACCCGTAAATGGGGGCAGCTATGAGTCACAACTTTTATGCGAAGTGGAGACAAGAACTCCGAAAAAGCAAAGCCAAACTAAGCTTGTCCAAGCCCAAGGTTCTTACCCAAGAGCAAAAAGACATTTCAAAAGCTTTTTGGGCTTATACAAGGATTCACCGTATTTGGCTTCACAATGAAAATTGGAAAGAGATAATACCTTCCTCATTCAAAGAAGAAGGTATAATTTTCCAAGACTTGGCTCAAATCACAAGAGTCGAACAAATACTGACAGGGTGGTACAGTTCTAACCCTGAAGATCTTACAGAAATACAACGCAACACAAAACCTGTTCATCGAAGCCGAAATATGATTTTGGCTTTAGCACTCGAGATTATCAAAAATGATCACAGAAACATGAGAGCTTTCCATTATGTACAGATTGAAAGTTTGCTTTTACAGGCCAAGCATTGCAACGAACTTGCAAGGATCAAAGATATCGTTTCACAAATAGAGTTCCATCATGGCGAAGTGGGGTTAATGTGATCAACAAAGACCAAACAAGAATTTTAAAATTAATTAAGGCATGCCATAACAAAGCCAATAGTTTGGTTCTTCCATTCGGTGAGAACCAAGAACTCAAAAAGGATCTGGCTGTTTTGCACAGCCTATTCTTAGGAATGATACACCAGAAGCTCCTCAAGGAACAAGAAGAGGAAGAGAGATATCTTTCTAATTGCTCTCCGTATACCGATGAGCAGATCAAAAAATGGGCCAAGGCAGACAAGGCCCAAATAACCAAAACCATAAACAAACATAGGATGTAACTAATGAAAAAATCACAATTTAACTTTGTAAAAGCCTCAGAAAATCCCCAGCTTGCCTTTGTTAAGATTCTTTTATATGGAGATACTGGAGCAGGTAAAACCACATATAGCGTATCTACAAAAAGCCCATTGGTATTGTTAACAGAGTTAAACGGCTCAACAGCTATTCAGCACAAAAACCAGAATGCTACCTTTGTGCATATTACTGATGCCAATCAACTTGCTGGCCTTTTGCGATTGATATGTAGCAACCCAAAAGACTTCTCAGAATACGATTGTATTGTTATCGATTCATTAACTGAGATGCAACGGCTGGTCAAAGATAGGATCACAGGAGGATCTGGCAGACCTTTAAAACTCCAAGAATGGGGGAAGTTAGCTGCTGATACTTTATCATTGATAAGAAGAATACGTGACCTTCCGTTCAATGTCTGCTGTACTGCTTTGATGGAAACTTCGATAGTAGAAGACACAGGAGATCGATTTGTTAAACCTGAGTTCGAAGGTAGAAAGACAAGCAACCAGATCAGCCAATATTTTAATTTGGTTGGGTGCCTATATAGGGAATTCGATGGTGAGCTAACACATAGAAAAGTCATTTTTGAGTCTGGCTCTAAGATAATGTGTAAACCTCTGGGGCCAATCAAAGGAACAATTGATATTACAAATTTTTCACTTGGTGATATCATTAAATCAGTACAGGCATTTGGAGGCAAAAATGCCAAGGCCTAAGTATCAGAAGTGTCCCCACTGTGGGGCCTTGAACCATGCGCAACTGATCCCAGTCCACAGTTGCAAAAACTGTGGAGCTTCCATGATTCCTTCTTCCAACTGGGGCAAGAAGAAGAAAAAAGATCCAGAAATGGTTCGGGCATCGTTCCTCATACACAAAGATGATGCCAAGCTTTTGAATGATGTTGCCCAGCACCTTGGAACAAATCGATCGGCTTTTCTTCGTTATCTCTGTTCCGTGATCAGGTTGGAGGCCCAATGAAGGTTGTATATGAGTTCAGTTTTCTGCTTACAATGTCTTCGTTGGTATTTGTTATACTGATACTTTTGTCATATTTTTTAATGGGGCCAACATGATTACAAAAACATATACAGAATTGTTTAAAGGAAATAGCCCGAGTCTTCGAGATGTCAACAACGCAATCCGATGCTTGATGCTAACCAAGAAGGTTTTCGAAGATAAATATATGCAAGAAGAAGACCCCTATTCGAAAGACCATTATCAAAGGATTTTTGATCTGATAGACCAAGAAATCCAGCGGATATACAAAGCAATTGATCGCAACTTTCCCCACTATTGGAGCAGGGTTGAAAAAATAGCGAGCAAAAAACCGTAAAATCTGCTATATTCCAAAAGCAAAGTACTACATTCTTTGTTTTGGTTTAACCCCATGGTAATCTTTGCCATGGGGTTTTTTTGTTTTTGGAGGATAGGAAATGGCTGAGACAATTTTTCAAGCTTCGGCTGAGACCAATTTTCAAATTAGTAATGCTTTTGATCTGACAAAAAAAGCAAATCTGTCTTTGGATGTTGGTTACCAAAAATCATGGTGGGGTACACTCAAGGGCCTTTGGGTTTATGGCTCTTCGGCTCATGCCTCAACAACTGCAATGTCAATCATGATCACTCAAGATGCATTGGGAGATCGTGTTCTTGTTCCAAGTACAGCAAGTGCTATCACTTTTGGTTTGTCGAGTACAACTTCTGGGGCTGCTGTCTGGGCTATTGATCTTCCTTTCAAGCTTTCGACAGAGAATGTTTATGTTTTCATAAAAACAGACCATGGAACAATTAATGTAGATGAGATTGTTTTGAGTTGGGAAAGAAACCAAGCATAAAAAGCTTGTGAGCTGGCCTTCAAAGTAGGAGAATTACACCATGAGCATATCAAGAGTTTTTGGGCCAAGTGGAGGATCTGGAATTGCTATTTTGGCATTCGTGGACCTGAGCAGCCAAATCGATAATTCCAATCAAATATTTACTCTTCCCCCTTTCAAAAAAGGTGTTCTAATTGTATATTACAATGGGCTGAGTCAAAGACTCGGAGAGGAAATCTCCGAGACATCAAACACAACATTCACTACATCATTCGTAGCGCAAACTGGTTCAAGCCTGTTTGTCTATTACCAACCATTATAGGATTTTGACTCATGGCCATTCAAATAATTAGCGATCAGATTAAAGACGCAAACGTAACCTCGACTAAATTGGCAAACAATGCAGTAACCCCAGCAAAAGCAGATCTATCTTCTGTCTGGAGCTTTACAGCAATACCAAGCATCGGCGGATTAACTCCTGCTGCTTCTGGTGATTTGGTTAACAAAGCTTATGTTGATGCAAAAATCAATGGCTTGCATTGGAAAGAAAGCGTTCGGGTTCGTTCCACTTCAAACGTCGATATCTCTGATGCCCCAGCAACCATCGACGGAATAAGCATGGCAGCTAATGATCGTGTTTTGCTTACTGGCCAATCTGCTGGAGCCGAAAACGGTATTTATATTTGGGCCTCTGATGGTGGCGCAATGTCACGGGCTGCCGATGCGGATACATTTCAAGAATTGAATGGGGCAGCCGTTTTTGTTCGTGAGGGTACATCCGCGAATGAAGGTTACCAACAATCTGCCGAGCTTTCCAGCTTCTCATCACAAAGTTGGATTCTATTCACTTCTTCTGGTGCTGGTCGACAAGCCGGAACGGCTCTGTCTTTAAGTTCAAATACTCTCAATGTGGATTTTGACAATTCTTCGATTGGTGTAAATGGCTCCGATCAGCTTTTTATCAAAGCCAGCGGAGTTGGAACTGCCGAAATTGCCGACAATGCGGTAACCAATGCCAAGCTTGAAGAAAGCCAAGTAACTTATTCCGCTGGCTCTGGGCTCACTGGTGGGGGCGCTGTTGCTCTTGGTGGCTCAGCAACTTTTGCAGTACAAGCAGCCAATGCTACAATTTCAGTAGGGGCCGGAGGAATACAGGTTGGAACAATTGCAGCCTCTAATATTGCAGCGAATGCAATCACAACTGGTTCTGTAACTGATGCCTCAATTACTTTGGCCAAGCTTGCAAACGTTCCAAGTGGAAAAATTCTTGTTGGTAATGCTTCCAATCGGCCTGTCGATGTTACTCCTACTGGTGATCTCACCATGTCGGATTCTGGAGCTTTTACTATTGTCAACAATGCAATTACAGGAGCAAAGATTGCAGATGGCGAAGTCGCTAATAACAAGCTTGCCAACTCATCAGTAACAATCTCCGGTTCTGATGGTATTGATGTTGCAGGTGGGGCCTTGGCTCTTGGTGGCTCAAAGTCGATCGGGCTTACTCTCGATGGTTCTAGTCTCCAAAAGTCTGCTTCTGGATTAAAGATTAACAACCTTGGAGTTGGAACGGCACAAATTGCCGATTCCGCAATTACTGGGGTAAAAATTGCAGATGGTGAAGTCGCTAATGGCAAACTTGCATCGGCAACCATTAATGTGGTTGCTGGTAATGGTCTAAGCACAACAGACTCCTCAATTGATCTTGGTGGCTCTGCTACCCTATCTGTAAATCTTGACGGTGGATCTTTGGCTGTTGGTGGATCTGGACTCAAGGTATCAGATGGTGGGATCGCTGCAACTCAGTTGGCCACAGACTCAGTTACTGCTGACAAAATCGCGGCTAACAGTGTTGGGGCTTCCGAGCTTGCTGATAATGCTGTCGACTCTGCTGCATTGGCTTCAGATGCTGTAATTATCGATAAATGTGGTTTTCGTGCTTACACACAAGCATTCTCCGGTACAACAGCAACAAAATACGATCTTGGTCGGGCTGTAGATCTTAACTTTTTCGATCGCGTGCAGGTATTCAGGAACGGTCTTCGATGTAAGAAGGTAGGATCTTCTCCTGCCGATAGCTCAGAATATACAGTTGCCAACGATGGAACAGGCTCAGTATGCGCCATTACCTTTGGGGCTGCCCCAAATAGTGATTCCATTATCGTCGATTATCTTACCTGATCTTCCTGATCTTCATTTAGGATCTTCCGATCCTTGGCCCATCGGTGTTTTCTCAGCCTCATCGATGGGCCTCTTTTTTTCCTCCTTATGTCTGTGTTGTGTCATCGTTATGTCTTAGTTGTGTAAAAGCTTGCTTTTCGTAGGAAAAAAACGTTAGGATTATACCTGTGTATACTCTTCGGCAAGAGTAATTGTAAGTTTCTGCCGATGCTCGATACGCATTAAAACCAAAACCAAAACATAGGATGTAACCATGAATTATACCAATTCAGAGTTCTACAAATTAAAACCGAACGAAAAAACGTTTGTAACACTATTCAACTCTTGGGGTTTTCCCCCGAGGGAAAACATCGATCCGTTACAAATATACAAAAAAATTGTCAGCAAGTATCCAGATCAAGACCATTGTAAAAGATTACACAACTTAGATATCTGGCTACGAAAAGAAAGAAAAGGCCCGATCCCAAACGATTGGATCGATTGGCTCGACAAGATGCTTAGAAAGAGCAACAATCCAAGAAGGATCGAGATCGAGAAGATACCTTTTTATGTTGCCAAGCTGCGAGACTTGGAAGTGAACAATCCATATCTCATCGATGGAAAGCTACAGAGATGTTCCTTCATGGATCAGAAAGTGGCCAAATTGCTCGAATGGATAAAGAGTGATCATATCACAAGCTCGGAAGCTGTAAGGATCAAAAAAGGATCGTATCCGGAGACTGTGGATTTTGTTGAAAACTTTGTTCTCCGATGGAATGAGCCAACCAAAAACAATATCTGCATCAGAGACGATCTCAACAAGAAAATCAAGGCTTACACCAGAACAGGAATGAGCCGAAAGCTCATGCAATACCTTGTTATTTGTTGCTACCCATTGGCAGAGATTATCGCCGATTGGCAATATCCTCCTTCTGAAGATACTTGCTACCAGAAAGGAAACATGTGGTTCGATGGTAGGAATAACAAAAAAATGACTAAGCAACCTGTTAATCTGGCTGCCGAGCTTGGCCACAAAATAAGGAGATTTTGAAATGCCAATTGAGATACAAGTAACAGCAAGCCAAGCTTTAAACATTATTGCTTGTGGTAGAGAGGTTGGATATTCTTTTCACGAATGCGAGAAGCTGATACGCTCTGGCAAGACTGAAAAAGAAATCTTAGAGATCTTCAACAAAGCTCTCAACTGGAGAAAAAACCCAAGGCCAACATTGCAGGTGTACAAATGAACAAGATACTTATTTATGAGGCCCAACGATTTTGCTCAATGTCAAAAGAGGAAGCCCAAAAAATAAAACCAGCAACTTTACACCGCATCGTAAGGGAAGCAAAAAAGAAAAAAAAGGGTAGAAGATGGAACACTTGGCCAATTGCCATAATGAATGGCAGCTAATAATAACATTCTTACATAGCTTCCCAATCATTGCATGGTGGCTAACCCAACAAAGAACTAAGAAAACAAATTGTGATTCTTAGTTCTTTTTTTGTGTGATAAAATGGAAAATTGGAAAACCAAAAACTTACTTTTTAAAGAATGGCTGCGTAAGCAAAACAAAGAAGCGATACAACGGCTCAGGATCGCTAAGCAACAAAGAGCCAAAGAAAAAAGGATAGACGATGCCAAAGAAAAAAGAAATCAACAAAGCTCTATATGAATATACACACCGAAGGATAAGAGAGTCGGCTGGGGTTCATGGAACAACCTCGTTTCGTACATTACAGATAAACGGTAACATCATGAATAAAATTGCAGTACAAGCCAACAAGGAAAAAACAACTGTAAACGATTGGATTATACAGCAACTTTTGATCGCATTATATAATAGGGGAGAACTTGAAACCAAGGAAGGTTGAGAATGAAACTTGATACGAAAGGACCAGTTGGCTCTTGGATGCCGACAAAGGATTTGGTTGAATGGCCCGATAACCCAAGAGTAAATGATCATGCTGTTGATAGAGTCGCAAAGTCCATCAAAGATTTTGGCTTTGCTTCTCCAATAGTTGTTAGAAGCTCTAACCGGATGATTATTGCTGGCCATACAAGATACAAAGCAGCAAAAAAGTTGGAGCTTGATTTTGTGCCTGTCCGATTTATGGATCTAACTGAGGAGGAGGCAAGGCTTTTGGCTTTGGCAGATAATAAACTTGGTGAGCTTGCCGATTGGCATGAAGGAAGCCTAAGGCAAATCTTAGATGATATTGATGATCCAGAAATAGCTATGGATCTGGGTTGGAGCAAAGAAGAGTTAACCGATCTCATGGATGATGTTTTCACGGTTGAGCCAGAGCCCGAACGCATAGATCCAATTCCAGAGATTGGAGAGCATGACAGCATTCCAGAGAACATTGAGCCAACCACAAAACAAGGTGATGTTATTCAGCTTGGTAATCATGTTCTTTATTGCTCTGATAACTTGGAGATTATGAAAGGCATCGAAAGTAATTCTATTGATAGCATTGTCACCGATCCTCCTTATGGTATTGACTTCATGAACAAATCATGGGATGCCGATGTTCCACAAAATGAATGGGCCAGAGAATGCCTCCGAGTATTGAAACCCGGAGGCCAGCTCATCAGCTTTGCAGCAACAAGAACATTCCACAAACTGGTAACCAACTTGGAGAATGCTGGGTTTGAGGTCAGAGATACAATTAATTGGTTGTACTTCTCAGGCTTCCCGAAGAGTCTTGATTTGTCAAAAGCGATAGATAAACACTTTGGGGTTGAAAGGGAAATAGTAGGAAAACAAAAGTTGACTGGAACCGCAAAGCCCATAAAAGGGAAAAAGGGTCATTGTGCAGCAAAGGTTACAAGTGCGATCGAAAACTATGAAAGAGAAGAAGAAGCATTTCATAACATAACAAAACCAGCAACAGAAGAAGCACAACAAGCGGAAGGAATCGGAACCGCATTAAAGCCGGCTTTTGAACCTGCTACCCTTTGCCGAAAACCATTGAGCGAAAAAACGGTCGCGCTGAACTGGTTGAAATATAAAACCGGCGGGATCAACATTGATGATTGTCGGTTTGCTTATGGTGATCCTTGCTGGGTTGGGCCAAATAGTGAAAAAATGGGTGAGGGTGGTCAAGTTCGCAGGACAAATCCAGAAAACAAAGGGATATATGGTCAAAGAATATCTTTTACATCAAATAAGAAAAAAGTAGAAGTCGGTGGTCATGAGTTAGGTCGATGGCCGGCTAACATATATCAATGCCCAAAAGCATCCAGAGGAGAAAGAGAAGAAGGTTGTGAGGATATGAAAAAGACAAAAGGAGCAGCAATTCAACATCACGGTGAGAAATCAAAAGGATTAAACAGCCCAAGAGCCGGAGCAGGAAGGACAGCTTCCGAAGTTGCCAACATCCATCCAACTGTTAAGCCCATCAAACTCATGAGATGGTTGATCCGACTTGTAACCCCAAAAGGAGGAACCATATTAGAGCCATTTTGTGGATCTGGTACTACCATGATCGCTGCTGAACTGGAAGACAATAATTACAAATGTATCGGCATCGAACGTGAGCCGAAATACTGTGATATAATCCGATCGAGAGTGAAAAATGCTATTGACGGGTAAACGATATGAGCAAATGGAATTCTAACGATTTGATCGAGCAATATGGGGAAGAAATAAAAAAACTAAAGAAAAAAGGGTATGGCAGAAAAAGGTTGTCAAACCACATTACAGAATTAACGGATAAAGTTTGCACGACAGGAGTCATGCAACTGGTTTTACACAAACTGAAAGTTGAGAAAATCGTACAACAAAAAAAAATGGTCATCGTTGAAAAGGAGCCGAAAAAAGAAATAGAGATTCCAATCAATGAGTTGATTGAAAACAGGATCAAAGCCTACAGTAGAAAGAAATCAAAGTTTTCTAAACATTACCGTACAATCAAAATGGAATGTAAGCCATTCGGGATCTGGGCTGTTGGTGATCCCCATGTCGATGATGATGGTTGTGATTGGCAAACCCTCTTTGAGCATATCAAAATTGTAAGTAAAACAGATGGGGTCTTGTCTTGTAACCTTGGAGACCAGCACAACAACTGGGTTGGACGTTTAAATATACTTTACCAAGACCAAAGCATGCTTGTCTCTGATCAATGGAGATTATCCGAATGGATGTTAAAAGACTCGGGCCTTGATTGGCTTTTCGTTATTGGTGGCAACCATGATTCTTGGGCTTCTGGTTATGGTCATGACCCCCTCAAGTGGTTGAGCAAAAGATGTGGTGTCCGTTTCTATGCTCCGGATCAGCTTCGTTTGGATATCGAATGGATTGATCGGCCCGACATTGAACCATACAAAATCCTAAGCAGGCATTTTTTCAAAGGGCATTCTTGGTTTCATCCAACTCATGGAAGCCAAAAGCAGGCAATGCTTGATAATGCCAATCTACTTCTTTCTGGTCATATCCATACTTGGGGCCAACTGTCCACGGAGCAGATGCATAACAGAATAACCCATGCCATTTCTCTGAGAGGTTACAAGAAGCAAGACAAATACAGTGTACAAAAAGGATTTATGAACAATCAGGAATACGGGGAAAGCTGCTTGATAATCATTGATCCAGATAAACAAGGACCAGCGCGTACAAAGATATTTTGGGATATTGAAGGAGGCTGCGAGTATTTGACATACCTCAGATCAAAATATAAAATTGATTGATCGGAGGATTTTATGAGTAGACCCACAAAGTTAACACCAGAACGATCAAAGGTAATCTGTGAGAGCAGAAAGCTTGGGGCAACTATTGATCATTGTGCTGCCAGAGCCGGTATTAAAAGCCCAACTCTCTATGGCTGGTTAGCCAAAGGGAAAAGAGGAGTTTCCCCAGAGTACACAAAGTTTTTTAATGATTTCAAAAAAGCTGAGGGTTCAGGCATTGCCTACCATCTTGGTGTCATCACCAAAGCAGGGCAAGAAGGATCTTGGCAGGCCTCAGCATGGATACTTGAAAGGGCTTGGGGTTACAATAAAACATTCAATGATAGCGCAAACGATAATGATCTTATGGATGCTTCTGAAGTTGATGTTAAAAGCTTGCTCGAGGAGATCAACAAAAGCAATGAGGCCATCAAAGGCTTTCTGGCTCCAGTTGTCGAAGATTAATGCGGGCCTTAATTGCCTGTGAGTTTTCTGGTAGGATAAGGGATGAG